CCGGCTTCGAGTTCGTGAAGGCGTACTTCCTGAACTTCACGCCGCTCGGCCTGATCGTTAAGAACTGGGAGCCGATCGTCACGTACTTCTCCGGCCTCTGGGATCGGGTGAAGGGCTTCGTCGATCCGATCCTCAATGCCGGTCGATCTGTGCTCGGTGCCATCGGCGGATTCTTCGCCGGGCCTGCGCCGTCGCCCGCGCGTGCCGGCGCGAACATCCTGCAGCAGCCTGCTGCACTGCCAGCGTCGCCCGTGCCGCAGTCGCGCGGGCCGCTGGCGGGCGCGCTGGCGGGCAGCGGGCAGACGAAGCTGAACGGCGAGTTGCTCGTGCGCTTTCAGGACGCACCGCCCGGCACGCGCGTTGATCCGGGCACGAGCAATCAGCCGGGATTGTCGATCAACCCCGACGTGGGATACCGCAGTCAACTGGCGTTCTGATAAATGGCGTGGAAAGACAAACTTCAGCCGGCGACGTTCCGCGGCGTGCCGTTCGAGGTTGAATCGGACGACGCGAGCTTCGGACGGCGCACGCAGGTGCACGAGTATCCTCAGCGCGACAAGCCGTACGCTGAGGATCTCGGGCGCGCCACGCGCGAGATCAACGTCACGGCGTTCCTGATCGGCGCTGACTACATCGATGCGCGAGACAAGCTGCTCGAAGCGCTGGAAACGGCAGGCCCGGGCACGCTCGTGCATCCGTGGTATGGCGAACTCAAGGTATCGCTGAAAGATCCGGCGCGTGTGTCGCACAGCATCGCGAACGGCGGCATGTGCACGGTGCAGCTTTCGTTCGTCGAGGCTGGCGAATTGGCTTTCCCGAGCGCGGGCAACTCGCTCGGCGCGAAGTCGCTGGAGGCGGCAGACAGGCTGCAGGAGGTTGGCTCGTTCGACTATGTCGAGAAGTTCGACGTGAACGGCAAGGCGTCGTCGGTATTCGACGACGGCGTGAAGACGTTCAACGACGCGCTCGATCTGATCGACAACGCCGAGTCGACCGTAAAGTCGATCATGGCGAATCCGATCGATTTTCTCAAGAAGAACGCCGCGACGCTGATTCCCGATGCGGTCACGATGGCCGACACGGTGTTTGGTCTGTTCAAGCGCGGCGAATCGGTCGTCGAGAGCATCACGTCGATGTTCGGCGGCGGCGGCGCGAGCGCGCGCAACGGCGACGTCGTGTCTGCGCTCACGAGCCTCAGCCGGACGTTCTCCGATCGCGCGACGACGGCCGCCGCGGTGGCGAATAGCTCGACGTCCACCATCAGCCCGAGCCGTGCGCAGGCCGCGACGAACGCGGAGGCGCTCAATCACCTGTTCAGCCAGGCGATGCTCGTGCAGGCCGTCGGCATGACCACGACGATGGATCTGCCGATCTACGACGATGCGGTGAAGATCCGCAACGACGTGACCGCCGCGCTCGATAACGAGAGTCTCACGGTCGCGGATCCTGTATACGTCGCGCTTCAGGACGCGCGCGCGGCGGTGCATGCCGACGTGACCGGGCGACTCTCGCAAAGCGCAAGGCTCAAGACGATCACGCCGCGCACGGTGATGCCTGCTCTGGTCACAGCATACGACCAGTTCGAGGACGTCGCGCGCGAGGGCGAGATCGTCGATCTCAACAAGATTCGCCGGCCGGGATTCGTGCCGGTCGAGCCGCTCAAGGTGCTTTCGGTATGACCGATGAAAAGAATGCCGTGCGTTTGCTGGTGAACGGCAAGGAGTACGGCGGCTGGAAGTCGGTCGAGATCACGGCCGGCATCGAGCGGCAGGTGCGCGAGTTCGAACTGAGCGTCACCGATAAGTGGCCGGGACAGACTGACATCCCGCGGCGCATCCGGCCCGGCGATGAGTGCGAGGTCTTCATCGGCAAGGATCGCGTGCTGACGGGCTACGTCGACGCGACGCCGATCCGATACGACGGGCAAAGCCTCACGGTCGGCGTAAAGGGTCGCAGCAAGACGTCCGATCTGGTCGATTGCTCGGCGGTGAACAAGCCGGGAAGCTGGGCGGGCGCGAAGGTCGAGCGCATTGCCGCGGATCTCGCCGGCGTGTACGGAATCAAGGTCGTCACGCAGATGGACACCGGAGCGGCGCTCGCGCACGCGATCGACCAGGGCGAAAGCGTCTTCGAGTCGATCGACCGCATGCTGAAGTTGCGGCAGTTGCTCGCGACCGATGACGCGCTCGGGCAGCTCGTCTTTATCGATGTCGGCACGGCCGGTACCGCGAAGACCGCGCTGAAGCTCGGCGACAACATCATGTCGGCTGAGGCTGGGCTCGACTACAAGGACGTCTACACCGAGTACATCTGCAAGGGCCAGCGCTCCGGCACCGACGACGACTTCGGCGAGACGGTCGCGACCGAGTTCGCGGACATCACGGACACGAGCGTCCTGAAGCGGCACCGCGTGCTGGTCAAGAAGGCGAGCGGCCAGTGTGACGGCGGCACCGCGGCGCAGCGCGTTAAGTATGAGCAGGCGCACCGCAAGGCAAAGGCGCTGGAGACAACGTACACGGTCGCTGGATGGCGGCAGGCGGATGGGTCGCTCTGGCTGCACAACCAGTTGGTGCGCGTCGTCGACCCGGTTATCGGCTTCGACGATGAATTCGTGATCGCCGAGGTGACCTATTCGCTGACCGAACAGGGCATGGTCTGCCGTCTGCAGGTCGGGCCGAAAGACGGATACGTCAACAGCCCCGCGAAGAAGGACGGCAAGAAGAAGGGTTCGGGCGGCGGCGAAGGCGGCGAGTGGAAGGACGTGCAGCCCGCCGACAGCAAGGCGCCGAAGGTCAATAACGCGGTCGTCAAGTCGGCAGACGGCTGGAAGGATGTGAAACGCTGATGGATGCTCGATCATTCGCAAAGATGGCCGGGCCGATCACTCGCCGGATCCAGAACATGCTCGCGCGCGGCACGGTCGCGCTCGCGAACGCCTCGACGAAGATGCAGTCGCTGCAGTTGAATCTCCTTGCGGACGAAACGAAAGACGACGTCGAGCACTTCGAGCCGTACGGCTTCACGAGCCGGCCGCGCGCGGGTGCGGAGGCGGTCGCGGTGTTTCTCGATGGCGATCGGTCGAACGGCATCGCCGTCGTGGTCGCCGATCGCCGCTATCGGTTGACCGGCCTTGCAGAGGGCGATGTCGCGCTGCATGACGACAAAGGGCAGTCCATCGTGCTCGGCGCCGATGGGATCACGATCACCGGCAACGTCAAGGTGATCGGCACTATCGAGGCGACTGAGGGCATCAGCAGCGGCGCGAATGGCGCGACGATCACCGGTGACGTGCACATCACCGGCGACGCGACCATCGGGGGGAAATCATTCTTGGGTCACAAAAATGGCGGGCTGTCTCTGGACTGACCGTCGCAACGATTGAGAGTCGGCCGCCTTCGGGCGGCTTTTTTTTGGGGCGCTCATGCCAAGTTACGCGCAGGACGTGCCGCTCACTATCGACGGCGTCGAATCTTCGCTGCTCGCCGAGACGAATCCGCTCGTGCGCGCCGTGATCATGTCGCTCTTCACGTGGCGCCGCGCCGAGCCCGACGATCCGATCGAAGACACGAAATGGGGCTGGTGGGGCGACAACGTCTCGGACGTTGAGAACGACCAGATCGGGTCGCGGCTCTGGCTGCTCGCGCGCGAAAAGCTGACGCAGAGCACGCTGAACCGCGCGGAGCAATACGCGAAAGAAGCGCTCGCGCACCTGATCGACGACGGCGTCGCGACGCGCGTCACGGTGGCCGCCGAGCGCATCAGGAATGACGGGCTCGGTTTGACCGTCACGGTTTATCGAGTGGATGCCGCGCCTTCGACGCTGCGGTTCTCTAATGTCTGGAGCCTGATCAACAATGTTTAACCGCCCGGCGCTCACTGAAATTGTCGCACGCACGCGCGGCGACCTGCTCACGCGTTTGAGCCAGGACGAACTTCTGCGCCGCTCCGACGCCGAGGTGCTGCAGCGCGTGCTGGCCGGCGCGTCGCACGAGATCCACGGCTATCTTGACTGGATCGCACGGCAGGTCATTTATGACACCGCCGACGATGACATCCTGATCCGTTGGGCGTCGATCTGGGGCGTCGAGCAAAAGGCTGCTGTCGCCGCGAGCGGCAACGTCCTCGTGACCGGCACGACTGGCACGCTGATTCCCGTCGATACGCTCATGAAGCGCGCGGACGGCGAAGAGTTCACGGTGACGGCGGATACGACGCTCGGCGCGAGCGCGACTGCGGTTCCGGTCGAGGCGGTTGAGGCAGGCGCGGCCGGCAACACGGTCGCCGCGACCACGCTCACGCTTCTGAATCCGATCGCAGGCGTGCAGTCTGTCGTGACCGTCGATTCGTCTGCGCTGACGAACGGATCCGACATCGAGTCGATCGCGAGTCTGCGCGGGCGGTTCATCGCACGAATTCAAGAGCCGCCGGCGGGCGGGTCGCAATCCGACTATGTGAACTGGGCGCTAGAAGTCGCCGGCGTCACGCGTGCGTGGGTCTATCCGGCAGAGATGGGCGCGGGCACGGTGACCGTGCGCTTCGTGCGCGACAACGACGCGTCGATCATTCCCGACGCTGCCGAAGTGCAGGCGGTGAAGGATCACATTGATCCGCTTCGGCCCGTGACCGCTGATTTGTATGTCGTCGCGCCGGTGGCCGTGCCGCTGAACTTCTCGATCCAACTCACGCCGAACAGCGCGTCGGTGAAAGCGGCCGTCGAGGCAGAGCTGCGCGACCTGCTTTTGCGTGAGTCCGCGCCGGGCGTGACGCTGCTTATCAGTCATATCCGCGAAGCGATCAGCACGGCGGCAGGTGAGACAGATAGCGTGCTCGTCTCGCCGACGACCAATCAGGTTTATTCCACTGGCCAGATGCCGGTTTTCGGGAGCATTACATGGGCTTGACGGCAGACGACTATCTCGCGCTCTGCCAGAACCTGCTGCCGTCCGGCCCGGCGTGGTCCCGCGAACCCGATGCGTTCACGACGCGGCTGCTCGATGCGTGGGCGCAAGAACTCGCGCGCATCGACGCGCGGGTCGACGCGCTCATCGAGGAAGCAGACCCGCGCACGACGACGGAACTGCTCGCAGACTGGGAGCGCAACTACGGCTTGCCGGATGAATGCCTGACTCGCACGACCACGCTGCTGCCCGGCTATTACGCGCTGAGCAACAACGCGTTGCAGTCTTTTTCGCGCGGGAGCACGGCGACGTACTTCGACTCGGCAGGCGTGATGCAAACCGCGTCCGCGAACATCCCGCGATTCGACTACGACCCGGTGAGCCACGCTCGTCTCGGGCTGCTGATTGAAGCGGCCGCGACGAATCAATGCCCAAACTCGGACGTATTCTCGGCGTGGACATTGACGCGGTCGACGCTTTCGCAGCCGGGCCTGCAAACGCTTCGAGGCACGCTCGCATATAAGCTCGTCGAAGACACCAGTGCAGTGACCACGCACTACATGCAGCGGGTGTCGTTGGGGGCATTCAATAGCGGAGACGTTGTTTGCGTCTCGGCCTTGGTGCACGGCGGAGAACGCACACAGCTCAGGCTGGGAACCTCTGCAAGCGGAGGATTCCCTTCCACTTCGGTCATTGCCGATCTGTCAGCGCTCAATACGACGAACTTTAGCGGCACGCCTGTCGCATCAGGAATCATCCAGCTCGGGGGTGGTTGGTTTCGTGTTTGGTGTGCTGTACAGGCAACCTCCAGCGGAACGGCAACTGCGCAGTGCATTCTCGCCAACG